GCGATACCACCAAAATACAGACAGCCCTTAAGGGTGTAAATACAGAGATCAGAAATACTCAGAGCCAGCTACGTGATGTCGATAAGCTCCTGAAACTTGATCCGGGGAATACGAAACTTCTGGCACAGAAGCACAGACTCCTGGGGGATGCCGTCAAGGAAACGAAGGAAAAGCTGGAGACCTTGAAGACGGCAGCGGAACAGGCAGAGCAGGCTCTTAAGGATGGAACGATCACGCAGGATCAGTATGATGGCCTGCAGCGTGAGATCGTTGAGACTGAACAGAAGCTGAAGGCTCTGGAGGAACAGGCGAAAGCTTCCGGCACTGCTCTTCAGGAGATCGCCGCAAAGGGTGAGAAACTGAAGACGGTTGGTGACAATGTTACCAATGTCGGAAAGAAGTTCATGCCGGTGACTCTGGGTGTTGTGGGATTAGGTACGGCGGCGGTGAAGACTGCCGCTGATTTTGATTCCGCCATGAGCAAGGTGGCGGCGGTATCCGGTGCGACAGGCTCTGATCTGGAAGCGCTAAGAGATAAAGCCCGTGAGATGGGTGAGAAGACAAAGTTCTCTGCATCTGAAGCAGCAGAAGCCATGAACTATATGGCGATGGCGGGCTGGAAGACGGAAGATATGCTTTCCGGTATCGAGGGCGTGATGAATTTGGCTGCCGCTTCCGGTGAGGATCTGGCGACCACTTCCGATATCGTGACGGATGCCCTGACCGCTTTTGGTTTGACGGCAAAGGATTCCGGGCATTTTGCGGATATCCTTGCGGCGGCATCGAGTAATGCGAATACGAAGGTCTCCATGATGGGCGAGACTTTCAAGTATTGCGCTCCGATTGCTGGTGCTTTGGGATTCTCTGCGGAGGATACGGCAGAAGCGATCGGTCTGATGGCCAATGCAGGCATCAAGGGATCTCAGGCCGGTACTGCTTTAAGAACGATCATGAACAACCTGTCCGGGGATGTGAAGATCTGCGGATCTTCCATCGGAGAAGTTACGGTTGCGACCACGAATGCTGACGGTTCTATGAGGGATCTGTCGGATATCCTGGCTGACTGCAGAACAGCATTTTCGGGATTGTCTGAATCTGAAAAGGCGGCAGCGGCTGAATCGTTGGTTGGCAAAAATGCGATGTCCGGATTCCTGGCTCTGATGAACGCCGGGGAAGCGGATATCAACAAGCTTTCCAGTGCGATTGATAACTGCGATGGTTCTGCGGCAAGTATGGCTGAGACCATGAATGACAACCTTGCCGGTCAGCTGCAGATTCTGAAGTCCCAGTTGGAAGAGCTGGCAATTTCCTTCGGTGAGCTGCTGATGCCTGCGATCCGAACCATTGTCGGATGGATCCAGAAGTTTGTGGACTGGCTCAATTCGATGGATGAGGGTACCAGGAAGGTGATCGTGACGATTGCCCTGGTGGCGGCTGCGATCGGACCGGTACTGATCATAGTCGGTAAAGTGATCTCAGCGGTCGGTACCATTATGACTCTGGTGCCGAAGCTGGCAGGTGTGATCAATGCGGCGAAGGGAGTATTTGCTGCGTTTAATGCGGTATGCGCAGCAAATCCTTATGTGCTGATCATTGCGGCGATTGTTGCTCTGGTGGCTGCGTTCATTTACCTTTGGAATAACTGCGAAGAGTTCCGTCAGTTCTGGATTGACCTGTGGGAGAGCATCAAAGAGATCGCCATTGCCGTGTGGGAGGCATTGAAAGCGTTCTTCCAGGCAGCATGGGAAGCAATTAAGACCACGGCAACAACGGTGTGGAATGCCATAAAGGATTTCTTCTCCGGTCTGTGGGAAGGTATCAAGAATATCTTCACAACAGTGGTCAATGCAATCAGCACGTTCCTGACAACGGCATGGAACACGATCAAGAATACTGTGACGACCGTATGGAATGCGATAAAGACATTCTTCACGACGGTCTGGAATGGGATCAAATCAGTTATCACGACAGTGGTGAATGCGATTTCTACCTTCCTGAGTACGGCGTGGAACGGGATCAAAACCGCGATCACAACGGTGCTGAATGCTATTAAGACAGCGGTTACTACGGTCTGGAATGGTATCAAAACGACCATTACCACGATCGTAAATGCTATTAAAAATGCGGTCACTACGGCATGGAACAATATCAAGTCTGCGGTATCAAATGCAGCCAACGCCATAAAGAATGCCGTGTCCAATGCATTCAATGCGATGCTGAACGGCATCAAGAATGTCTGCGGAAATATCTATGGCGTGGTGAAGGGTGGATTTGATAAGGCAATCAATTTCGTGAAGAACCTGGCATCACAGGCGTTTCAGTGGGGCGCTGATTTCATCGGCGGTATTGTGAACGGAATTAAGTCCATGATCGGAAAAGTCGGTGAGGCTGTTTCTTCAGTTGCGGATAAGATCCGGAGCTTCCTGCACTTCTCCGTGCCGGATGAAGGTCCTCTTACGGACTATGAAAGCTGGATGCCGGACTTTATCGGTGGACTGGCAAAGGGCATTGAGAAGAGCCGGGGCATGATCGAGAATGCCATGAACGGTGTGACTTCTGATCTGACCATTACTCCGAGGGTGATGGCAGCTCAGGGTGGCTATTCCGGATCAGCTGCATCAAACGGTGATCTGATCTCCGGTATCAATACGGCACTGAATACGGCTCTTGCCGGCGGAGGCGCTGCGGGGGATATCGTGATCCCGGTTTATATCGGCGGGGACATGATCGATGAGATTGTAGTGACGGCTCAGCAGAGAATGAATTTAAGAAGTGGAGGCAGGTAAGATGGCTCATTTGCAGTATCTTGTTTTTAACAATGAGAATATCCCGATGCCTGCCTCTTATTCTGTGAGTTTATCGGATGTGGAGGCAGACAGCGGCGGTGTGACGGAGGCAGGAACTACACAGAGGGATGTTGTAAGAGAAGGTGTTGTTCAGATCGGCGTGACCTTCCGTGTATCAAAGAAATGGCTGAACAAGTTTTCGGCGTATAAGAAGCTGGCAAGCATTACGGTCGGATACCTGGACATGGAGACCATGAACATCGTGAATACGCAGATGTACATTGACGGATATCAGGTGAAGCTGGTCAGTGATACAAGCTATGGGAGCTTGTGGGAGGTGAGTTTTACATTGAAAGAGTTCTGATTTGCTGTTATGATTATGCTCTTCCCTGACGAAAAATAAAAAAAGATGAAAAAGGCTATTGACTCTCACGTCCCGTGATAGGCTACGATATCTTCATCAAGAAACAGGAGGATGATCATAATGAAAACAGTTAAAGAAGTATCGGAGCTTACAGGTATCTCAGTGCGCACGCTTCATTACTATGATGAAATCGGGCTTTTTAAGCCGACGGAAGTAACGGAAGCAGGATACAGGCTTTATGACGATAAAGCTATAGAAAAGCTTGGGCAGATACTGGTATTTCGCGAGCTGGATCTTCCGCTTGCGGATATTAAACTCATCATGGATAATCCTGATCTTGATCGCAACAGCGTTTTGGCGAAACAGCGTGAAATGCTCTGTCTTAAAAAACAGAGACTGGAGCGCATTATTGCCAACATAGACAATATGTTGAAAGGAGATCATGATATGGACTTTACCGTATTTGATGAAACGGAACTTCGAGCTATGTTTTCAGATATGCTGCAGAACATGAATGAATCGCAGAAGCAGATCTTCATTGACCGTTACGGCAGCATTGAGGCATGGGAGAAACACATGATAGAGGGTGCTTCCGACGAAAAGGTTCAGAAGAACTATGCAAAAGTGGTTGAATGGTATGGGAGCAAGGAGGCTGTAAAGGAATCTTTGAAGAATCCTCCAAAATCAGAAGTGTTCACGGCATATCAGAAGAGGATTGGAAGCATTCAACAGAAGCTTGCTGATATGAAGGGTACAGATGTTAATTCATTTGAAGTTCGGCAGCTAATCGGTGAATATGATTTTGTCGCGAAGCAACTTTACCAGGTTGAAGATGCAAGACCGCTTTTGATGGATATTGCAAAAGGATACCAGGAAAATGAAGAACTGGCACAAGGTGTGGATTCTGTTTATGGAGATGGATCCGCAAAATACATTGGAGAAGCGATAGAAGCTTTCTATATGTCGCCGGGATTCTTCAAATAATCAGATATGATTGAGTAAAGAGTAAAGGGATCGGGAAACCGATCCTTTTATTATGTACGGAGGGAGGTGGTCGTTTGTATCCGGTAAGCTCAGCTTTCCTGAATGCAGTGAAGGCGAATACAAGAAAATACTATTGGACGGGGCGGATCACTACCACGGCCGGCGATGTATATGATTTTGATCAGAATGATATCGTGAAGGGAAGCGGGTATATCACAAGCCAGTGCTGCGGGTCCACGGAGATCGAACTGGGAACGGTGTATGCTGCGGAGATGGGAATATCGCTTTTTTTCGAAATCAACCGGTACACACTGGAAGATGCGAAGGTAGAGCTGTTCTATCACTTGCAGATAGCAGGCGGTTCTTATGAGAGGATCCCTATGGGAATCTTTGAAGTATCGGAAGCGAACCGGAAAGCGAAGTGCTTGGAGATCAAGGCCTACGACTACATGGTTCGGTTCGAGAAGGCTTTTACTTCTCTGGAATCCATTGGTAATGCTTATGATTTCATGGTGCTGTGTTCGACAGCCTGCGAGGTGACGCTTGCTCAGGACAGGGCAACGATTGAGGCGATGCCGAACGGAACGGAGAACCTGTCTATCTATTCTGATAATGATATTGAGACATACCGCGATGTGCTGTTCTATGTGGGACAGGTGCTTGGCGGTTTTTTCGTGATCAACAGAGCCGGGGAGTTGGAACTACGGAAGTATGGGAATACGCCGGTGCTGACAGTAGAACGGAAGCATAGGTTCTCATCCAGCTTTTCGGATTTCATCACGAGATATACGGCAGTAAGTTCTACGAACTTGCGGACGCAGATTGCAGAGTATTACGCACTGGATCCGGATGACGGGCTGACGATGAACCTGGGCGTGAATCCGCTTCTGCAGTTCGGTCTGGAAGAGACCAGGCGGCAGCTTTGCACAAATATCCTAAATGATCTGGCCGTGGTGAACTATGTTCCGTTTGATTCGGATACCATCGGGAATCCGGCACTGGATGTTGGCGATGTTTTGTCATTCAGCGGTGGACAAGCGGATGCCACGAAGTATGCCTGCATCACATCGAACAGCATCAAGATCGGCGGCAGGCAGAGTATCAAGTGCGTCGGAAAGAATCCGAAGCTGTCCCAGGCGAAGAGTAAGAATGATAAAAACATATCCGGGCTCTTGGCTCAGATCGAGGCAGGGAAGATCGGGATCCATACCTTCACCAACGCATCAGCGTTTACGGTAGCGGATGTGGACACGAAGATCATTTCCATCGAGTTTGCTACGACGGAAGCGAACCATGCGCAGTTCTTCGGTCAGGTGATCGTGGATGTGACGGCTCAGCCGGTGACAAGATCTGTGACAGCTTCCGGGGATGTGGTGATACCTTCGGTGAATGTTGACGGGGTGCCGGTGGATCCGGAAGATCCGGAGGAAGAGCCGGTGGTGATTGGCAGCACGGAAGAACAGACGATAACGGTATCTCTTCCGATGAGCTGGCAGGAGGACGGCCATGCGGATGTGATCTTTTCCTTTGAGTTAAATAACCAGATGATCCCGGTGCATTATCCGCAGGAGAACTGGCATTCAGGAAGGCATACGATCCTCCTGTATTATCCGATCGAGGATGTTGTGCCGAACTATACGAATATCTTCAATGTCTATATGCGGTGCGAAGGCGGCACGGCTGCGGTGGATACCGGGATGTGTATTGCTTCTATTTCCGGTCAGAGTATGGGTGCTTCGGCTGCATGGGATGGCAGGATCGATATTGAAGAATATGTGGATCTGTTTAGAATCGGCAATGGAAGTCAGAACGGACGGCTTCAGGTGAAGGCATTCACAGAGGCGGATGAATGGGAGGTCAAGGAAACCATGAGACGGTACTATTCGGATGTGAAGAATGGCAGGACAGCCGTTGGCGCTTTTGCAATGGTCGTAGATGTGCCGGGCAGTAACGCTTAAGGAGGCTTTTATGAAGAGATATACAGGAAATCTGGTCATTGAACTGGAAGACCAGAATACAGGAAATGTGGAGACGGTATCGGAGACCAACATGGTCACCAATGCCGTCAATGACATTCTGGGAGTAAATCCGATGGGTGTCATGTATAAGGCCGGCGGTCAGTATGATGATTCTCTGACCTGGAACGATGCGCTGCTTCCGATCTGCCCGAACATGATCGGGGGCATCCTGCTTTTTCCGGGTTCCATCACGGAACAGGCGAATAACATTTATCTGCCGTCAACAAATCTGCCGGTGGCTTATGCTTCCAATGATGTCAATGCTACGGCGAATACCAAGAGGGGAAGCATGAACCTGACGGAGAGCATGAAGCTGACAGACGGTTATAAGTTTGTCTGGGAGTTTACGCCTTCGCAGGGAAATGGCACGATCACGGCGGTGGGCCTTACTTCCAAGCAGGGCGGAGCAAATGCTTACGGCTCTGAGGTGGCTGTGGATACTACGCTGCTTCAGATCAAGAAGGTCAGCCTGGATGACGGGGATGGTTTTATCAATGACCTGTTCCGGACAGTTACCGTGGATTTTGAGAATGCGAAGCTTTATTCCCTGGGATATGCGAGCAATACCGTAACAATCAAAAGATACCGGATCCCGGTGTTTGATATCGGCCTGAATGAGAAGCTGGATGATTCTACGTTGGTGCTGGAGGATACAACGGTCCTTCAGTGCAGCACCTTCCATTTCTACGGAAGCTATACGCCGTATGGAATCTTCATGGACGGTGGAGACGGGTACTGGTACGGCTTTGCCAATCAGGGAAATTCATCCGGAAATGCAACAGTGCTTTGGATCAAGATCAAGAAGAGCGATTACACCTTTACGGAAGGTCAGTGGACGCTTTCCAATGCCATGCTGATGACGATGGGAAGCTTCAAGGAAGGCTCCAGTTATCCTTCCGGGAACAGAAGTGCTGTGGTAAGAAACGGGTATTTGTATGTGCCGTCTTATGACAAGACCGGCGTGTATAAGATCAATATTTCCAACAGCACGGATGTGACGCTGATCAGCTTGGGATTTACTTCTGCGATGAGATGCATCGGGGAGACCGGAAGTACAGACTGTTGCCTTACCATCCTCAATGACATTATCGTAGCTTATGATTTTGAGATCGATGTGAATGATCATGTGATCCCGTTATTTGCCGGGGAGCATTGCGGGAATGTATCTACGCCGTTCTTCCAGTACAAGGAGTATATCTTTGCCTGGGGCGGCGCTTATTTGAACCAGTACAGATATACGTGGATCCTGACTCCGTATCTGGCTACGATCTGCAATCTGAGCCAGGCGGTTGTGAAGAATGCGGATAAGACGATGAAAATCACGTACACATTGACGGAGCAGACGGTGACGTAAGGGTTGGAAAAATGAATAGTTGTTGTTAAGGCGGTTATCCCGATATGGGAGCCGCCTATTTTTATGCGAAGGAGGGCTTGTGAAATGAAGGAGTTTTGGAATGTGATTCAGGCGATCTTTGCGGCAGTAGGCGGCTGGCTTGGTTATTTCCTGGGCGGAAATGACGGCCTGCTTTATGCGCTTCTGGCGTTTGTGGTGCTGGATTACATCACAGGGGTCATGTGTGCGGTGGTGGACAAAAAGCTGTCGAGTGCCGTGGGCTTCAAGGGAATCTGCAGGAAGGTTCTGATCTTTGCGCTGGTAGGTATCGGGCATTTGCTGGATACGCACATTTTCGGAGAAGCTGGTGTCTTAAGAACCGCGATCATTTTCTTCTACATCTCCAACGAAGGCCTGAGCCTTGTGGAGAATGCAGCGTATCTGGGGCTTCCGATTCCGGGGAAGCTTCATAAGGTGTTGGAGCAGCTGCATGACAGAAGTGAGAAGGAAGATGATGGCAAGGATGGCGAGGATGGCAAGGATGGCAAAGACGAAAAGGATGGTGAGGAATAATGTCTTATACAAATAGTTCTATGGTGGTTTATAAGAAGCTCAGCCCGAATCTTTCCGGGCAGAGGACGCACAGCATTGACCGCATCACGCCTCATTGTGTGGTGGGTCAGTGTACGGCTGAGGGGCTGGGTGACTGGTTCGGAAAGAGCAGCACGCAGGCCTCTTCCAACTACGGTATCGATAAGGATGGGAGGGTGGCGCTCTATGTGGAAGAGAAGAACCGTTCATGGTGTTCTTCCAGCAACGCCAATGATCAGAGGGCGGTGACGATCGAGTGCGCGTCCGATACCACGGAGCCCTACGCTTTCAGGGATGTGGTCTATCAGACGCTGATCAAGCTCTGCATTGATATCTGTAAGAGGAATGGTAAGAATAAGCTGCTCTGGTTCGGAGATAAGGATAAGACGCTGAATTATACGCCGAAGTCCGGGGAGATGATTCTGACGGTGCATCGGTGGTTTGCGAATAAATCCTGTCCGGGAAACTGGATGTATGCGAGGATGGGAGACTTGGCTGAGAAGGTGACGAAGGCTCTGCAGGGGGCTTCGGATTCAGGTGGTTCTGATAAGACTTCGGACAAGGGTACTCAGGCTTCTGTATTGAAGGATCTGTCTGAGGCGGATGCGATCAAGAAGGTTGGCGCTTTGTTTACGGCTGATCAGAAAAAGAGCGGTATCCTGGCATCGGTATCCTTGGCTCAATTTATTTTGGAATCTGGTTATGGGAAATCGGAACTGGCTCAGAATGCCAACAATCTCTTTGGTATGAAGAAGAGCCTGTCCGGAAATACCTGGAGCGGATCTGCATGGGATGGCAGGAGCATTTACACGAAGAAGACACAGGAACAGCATACGGATGGAAGCTATGAGACCATCACGGCGGATTTCCGTAAGTATTCCTGCATTGAGGATTCTATCGCAGACCATTCTGCCTATCTGCTGGGAGCGAAGAACGGCAGTAAGGCAAGGTATGAAGGCTTGAAGGGCTGCACCGACTATAAGAAGGCGGTTCAGATCATCAAAGACGGCGGATATGCCACAAGCCTGACCTATGTGGAAAAGCTTTGCTCCATCATCGAGAGGTGGAAGCTGACGGATTATGATGTGAAGGATTCAGGCGGATCCAGTGCGACTGTGCGCTGGTATCGTGTCCGGAAGAGCTGGTCGGACAGTAAGACACAGAAGGGGGCTTATAAGGTTCTGGACAATGCGAAGAAATGCGCGGATCAGAATCCGGGATACAAGGTATTTGACGCTGATGGAAAGGTAGTTTATGAGCCTAAAGCGAAGGAGCCTGCGGTCAAGGTTCCGTTCCTGGTGAAGATCGGCATTAAGGATCTGAATATCAGGAAGGGTCCGGGGACAGGATATGACAGAGTGCAGTTCTGTCCGGTCGGTGTTTATACGATCGTGGAGGTGAAGGCTGGTGCCGGATCCAAGGCTGGATGGGGAAGGCTGAAGAGCGGGGTTGGATGGATTTCGCTGGATTATGTACAGAAGCTGTGATTAAAAGAGGGTGCGTTACCGTATGTTTATGACGGTACGCACCCTTTTTTTGTTAGAAATGCTTTAGCTGCATAGCTTTTTGCCAAGTTCATATGCCTTTTCCAGATCCTTGGGATACACTTCCTCAAGGTGCTTTTTCTTCTGCACAGGATCTGCACGGTCAGGACTGATATTATATTTTGAATAGTCGGAGAACTGATAGGCATCGTTACTGAAGAGCATATCTGCAGGTCTTCCTCCAAGCATGTATCCAAGCTGCTGGCCATAGTAGTTGAATTGCTGATCATAGCCCATCTGACGCATCTGCTGAACAGTTGCACCCATCGTGACGATCATTGCGCTGCGCTTTGGCTTCTCCATCTTGCGTCCGCGATCATAAGAGCTATAGCTGATATTGGTAAACATCAGCCTTTCCCAAAACAGATTCATCTGGGCACTCATCTGGCTGAGATAGACAGGCGTTCCAAGTACAACAACATCGGCATCACGAACCGCATCCATCACGGGCTTCAGACCATCAGGATAGGTACAGGCACCTGCCGTTTTCGAGCCGTTGATCTTGCAGGCAAAGCAGCTGCGGCAGCCGGTGAACGGCTCTATATTATAGAGGTCAAAGAATTCAACCTCAGTGCCGGCATCTTTTGCTCCTTCCATTGCCTTCTGCATAAGCTTGTCAGTGTTCCAGCCCTTCCTGGGGGTTCCGCTTATAAATACTGCTTTCATGAGCACACCTTCTTTCCCAGTTCATACGCTTTTTCAAGGTCAAGCGGGAACTGCTTTTCTCTTAATTCAAATCTTCTTTCCGTATCGACGGTTCCGAAGTGGAACTTATCATAATCCTTCATGTGCAGGGTTTCATAGGCCTCTGCTGTTCCTACATATTCCGTGCACATATTTAGAAAGCCCTCATACTTTGGGGCTACGCCCATCACATTGGAATATTCCTTAGGGACGTTCATGGTATAGATGCAGGCAGTCCTTAAATGCCCGGAAAAGTTCGTAGAACCGGTATCATAATTCTGGTATTGATACAGGAACCGTTCATAAAAGGCTCTGACCTCTGCCGTGACGTCTCCATAATAGATTGGAGAGCCAATGATCAGTCCATCTGCATTGTCAACTTTCTCCAGTACAGGCTTCAGATCATCATTCCATACGCAGTGACCGAAATTCTTATTTGCTTTCGCCCTGCATCCGTAGCAGCTGCGGCAGCCCTTATAATTGAGATCATAAAGATTGATGATCTCTGTTTTGGCACCTGCTTCTCTGGCTCCATCGGCTGCTTGCTGTAGCATCATATCTGTATTCCAGCCCTTTCTCGGACTGCCGTTTAGTAAAATCACATTCATCTGAAAGCCTCCTCTTTGTGGAGTTTTCTCCTTCTGAAAAGCAGTATAAAAGAAATTTGATGTTCAGCATATACACAGAATAGAAATATGTGTATAATATGCTCAAAACATTGAAACTGTGGTAAGGAGATGATTGCATGAGTCTGAAGGACAGGACGAAGATCCTCTTTGCAGATACGATAAAAGAGATGATGAAAACAAAGGAGCTGAAAGATATCCGTATCGGGGAACTTTGTATGAAATGCGGTGCGCACAGGCGAACCTTTTATTATCACTTTCAGGATAAGTACGATCTTATGGCATGGATCTTAAGCCGTGGCTATGATGATCCGTCCGTGCCTGAAAACATCATGGATGAGCATACAACCAATACCGTGTATGCAAATATAATCAGAAATCAAGCATTCTTTAAGAGGCTGTATTCCGATCCGGGGATCAGCGAGCTGTTGGATTATCTTCTTCGATACAACATGGAGGAGTTTGAGAAGCAACTGCTTCCGGCCTTGCAGGTTGATGCTCTGACGGAGGAACAGCAGTTTTCGCTTCGCATGTATTGCTATGGCGGCATCTATATGACAAGGGAATGGGTGCTGGGTGGCTGTAAGCTGGATCCGGAGGAGTTGTCGAGGCGGATGACGGCAAATATGCCGGAGTGGATGAAAACGGTACAATAAATGTAATTTTGAAATAATGCTTGGAGAGTACAGACGGTCAGTGGAGATTGATTTCTCAGCTGACCGTTATTTTTTGCTTATTTTTCTCCGGAGGGTAAAAATCAGGGTCATTTCGATGCCTGTGACTTGAGGGAAAGCCCCTCAGAAAGGACGGGCAAATGAATGATAGTTACGGTTGAAGAACTTCAGAGAATGGAGAATACCGATATCCGCGACCTCAAACGTGAGGATCTGGATAACGCAGGGGATATTGTCATTGACAGGTCGAAGCCTGCCAATCAGAGGATGAAGGAGTTTCTGGAAAAGACTAGGAATCCTTACGCTGAGAATGTGGGGGATTACATCCTGCAGGTCACATACTCAAAGACTTCTCAGGATACGTTGGAAGACAAGATGATCCAGTTGGCAAAGCGGATGACGCGGATTCCTCTTTGATATTTTGGCACATGTTTTTCTTGTTTAATGCACGGCATTCTGTGGTGGTAGGGCTGGATCAGCTGAAGGTTCTGATGGCGGTCGTATCCCGTAGGACGGATAGCTGGCTAATATCGGAAGGAGGCTGAAGCCATGAAGGCTAAAGATTTTTATAACGTGGCTGTCTATCTTAGGCTTTCCAAGGATGACGGGGAAGCCGGGAAGGCGGAGAGCAACAGCATTACATCTCAGAGGGATATCATCCGCAGCTTTATCAGGAAGCAGGACAACATGGAGATCTTTGATTTCTATGTGGATGACGGATGGTCCGGAGCGAATTTTGACAGACCGGCGTTCAAGCGGATGATGGGAGACATTGAGTCCGGCCATATTGACTGCGTGATCGTAAAAGACCTGTCGAGGCTTGGAAGGGATTACATCGGTTCCGGCAGGCTGATACAGAAGACATTCCCGGAGCATGAAGTCCGGTTCATCGCGATCAACGATAATTATGACTCCCTGACAGCTGATTTCAACGAGGAATCGCTTGTTCTGCCGGTGAAGAATTTCATCAATGACGCATACTGCCGGGATATTTCCGTGAAGGTCAAGAGCCAGCAGAAGATGAAGCGTGAAAGCGGCCAGTACATCGGCGCTTTTGCCATGTACGGATACAGGAAGGATCCGGACGATAAGAACCATCTCATTATAGACAAGTATGCTGCCGGCATCATCGAGAGCATCTTTGAGTGGAAGGTTGACGGATACAGCTTTGAAGCGATCGCTGACAGGCTGAACGGAATGGGCGTACTGTCGCCGATGGAGTATAAGCGGTCAAATGGCGAGAAGTTTACCACAGGTTTCCGGACAAAGAAACGGAGCAAGTGGTCAGCGCAGGCAGTGAGACGGATCCTGATGGACGAGACTTATATCGGCACACTGGTACAGGGAAAGTCCGAGCGTGTGAATTATAAAGTGAAGAAGTCGGTCGTGAAGCCTGCGGAAGAATGGGTGAGGGTGCCGAACGCTCATGAAGCGATCATATCCAAAGACCTGTTCGAGGTTGTGCAGCAGCTTCTGAAAACGGACTGCCGGTCCGCAAGCGGGAAGAATACTTCCCATCTGTATTCCGGGCTTCTGTTCTGCGGTGACTGCGGAGAGCAGATGACAAGGCGTGTGAACCGGTATAAGGGACAAACAAAGGTTTACTTTATCTGCTCCAACTATAACAAGAATAAGAAGTGCAGCCGTCACAGCATCCTGCAGGATGACCTGGATAGATTAGTTCTGTATGGCATCAAGAGCCGAGTGGAACTGATCCTTGACCAGATGGCGGTGATCTCCAAGGTGAAGGATCTGGATATGCGCTATGACGATATTGTGGCATTCGATAAAGAGATCGTTGACTTGAAGGCGGAACAGGAGAAGTATAAGAAGCTCCGCGCCGCCCTGTATGAAGATTATAAGAAGGGCATTATCGGCGAGGAAGATTTTAAGACCTTTTCCGCTATCTATGAAGAAAAGTATGCCGCCATTGAGTCAGATCTGGAAAAGCAGATGCAGAATCTGAAGGAGCTTTTCAAGAACGGTCTGGAAGCTGGGATGAAGCTTGAACAGTACAAGGATGTGCTGCAGGTGGAATCTTTGAACCGCACGACACTGGTCCATCTGGTAGAGAAGATCTATGTGTATGACGATAAACGGGTTCATGTCGTGCTCCGTCACCAGAACCAGTTCATCAAGGTGGCAATGCTCTGTGACTTCCTGAAGCACAGCGAAGCGGAAGGAAAGGTGAAGTAAATGGCAAGAACGTCTAAGAAGAGACAGGCAGTGGTGCCTGTAAAGAAGGATAAGATTTATTCTGTCGGCATTTACGCCAGACTGTCGGTGGACGGTACGGACAGGAAGAATGAATCCATAGATAATCAGCTGGAACTGTGCCGGGAATTTGTACGGTCGCATGAGGATATGGAAGTATTCGACTGCTACAGCGATCTGGGTAAGACCGGCACGAACTTCCAGAGGGATGATTTTGAACGGCTGATGGCGGATGTCAGGATGCGTAAAGTGGACTGCATCGTTGTAAAAGACCTGTCGAGATTCGGCAGGAACCATCTGGAAATGGGAAACTATCTGGGGAAGATTTTCCCGTTTCTGGGCGTCAGGTTCATAGCGGTCAATGATAATTTCGACAACATGGACGGCGATCCGGAAACGCTGGGAGTGCAGCTGAAGAATCTGGTCAATGAACTGTATGCCAAGGACATCGCGGTGAAGATCCGGAGTTCCAGGGTGAAGCAGTTTGAAAGGGGAAGTTTCTCAGGTTGCCATCCGGTCTATGGATATGATG